TTCCCCCCCCCCCCGCGCGACCGGGGCTGTTATGCCTCGGTCATGCCCAGCGGGACGTACCGCCAGACGCCGTTGTCGTCTTTCCATTCCGCGCGGATATAGGTTTTCGACAGGTTCGGAATATAGGATTCCTTGATGATGGCGATACCCTCGTTGAGCCGTTCGTTGTGCAGCTCCTCGGCCAGCGTGTCGAGCTGAAGCACCTTGCTCGCCTTGAGGTTCCCGTTCTGATCGCGGGCAATAAGCCGCATGATCTGGTTGATCATCGCCTTCGTCTCGTCGTCCTTGATAAGACCCATGACGGCCTCCTTCACGATGGCGATGCCGTCCTCGACTGTATCGCGCCAGCCGTCCACGACGCACCGTCCGATGGTGATGCGCTTGTCGCCCGTCGAATTGGTGAACGTGTGGCTTTTCTGCCCGTCCTTCGTCCGTTTCAGCACGTCGGCCTTCATGTCGAGGATCTGCCGGAAATTGTCAAGCACCTGCTCCTTGACCGTGCGGATGTCGCCGCTCAGCTCCCGGAGCATCGGGAGGGCCTGTTCGATCTCCTCGTCCACCATCTGACCGTAAACCTTGCGGTCCTTCCGGGCCTTGTCGGCTGCCGCCTTCCGTTCCTGCTCGGCTTTGAATGCCGCGTACTGCGCCGCTTCCTCGGCGGTCATCTGTACTGTTTTCACTTCGTTGTCGTTCATTGCTGTAATGTTTAAGAATTGATTTGGTTTCGGAAATTTCGGGCAAGTTCATCGCCCAGGTAGTTGAAAATAGCTCGTAATATCATCGGAATGATTATATCCGCTTTCGGCGGATAACGCATCAAATGCCGATAAGGAAAGCCTTTCATAAAAGAGAGCGAATGAAGAGTGACGGTAAATCGAATGCCGTCCAAACATAGTTCGAACCCTATTTGAACAGAGAATGCGGAGTGAAGCGTGGCGAAATACGCAATGCCCCGCGCCATTTTTAGTTGTCGGTCTATGGTGAACCCGAATCGTTCCAGCGAGGCCAACAGACACTGCTCGAAATATAATTGATCGTCCATCGTTAAAACAGTTTGTATTGTCTGATCTCGAAAATGCGTGCTTTTACGGTCTTGATCGCGGCCGGAGGCAGCACGCCCTCTTCGGCCAGCAATTCGCCGAACGCCCACAGCAGAGCGTTCTGTTCCGAGGCGAACTCGCCCCATTTCCGGCCGGGATGGCATCCGCGGCTCGATCCGCCGATCATCCAGGTCGTAGCGGCCACCCAGACGCCGTCCTGTTGCCCGATATGGACTTTTACATAATCGCGGCCGTTGGTGTAGAGAATTTCGGTTCTGTATTCGCCCGACTGTAATACGGGGTAATCGTACCACGGGGCCGGGAGGTCGGCCCGATTGTCGATTCGCAGGTCTGCGTAAGGATTCGATTTCATAATGCGTTGTCAATTAGGAAGTCCGCCGAGCGGCATGTAGATTATCTGCGGCCGGGGCTGCTCGGCCTGTCCGGTCGGCCGTTCCGGCCGGGGATTCAGCCCGCCGCTGCGTTGGATCGCGCGGAGTTTCAAGGCCAGCACGTCCAGCTCCGGCAGGGTCAGCGCACCGAACTCCTTTCCGGCGATCCGGCGGTCCCGGCAAAAGGCATTGATCCGCGGCCAGTCCGTCGTGTCGATGCCGAGCTGCTGCATCAAGCGGAGCGCCGCCGACCGTTTCTTTTTCCGGAGTTCGTGCTGCGGGTCGGCCGTCGAACGTTCCAGCGCGTCGCACAGGGCGTCGTACTCGGCGGTGGACATGGCCCGCAGACTCGACGTCCGGCCGTTGGTGTACTGCTGCACCAGGCGCTCCTTCATTTCGTCGTCGTGGAGCGGCAGACGGTTGAATAGCTTGTAGAATCGTTTGTAGGTCATGGCGGATATGGTTGTTTATTCGGTCAGATAATATTTCGCGGCGCCCTCCTCCCAAATGGTGAAGTACGCCTCCGCGTCGTCGGTATAGCGCCCCTGACAATATGCCCGGTAGCCTTTGGTGTGGATTTTCACGCCGCAGTCGAAGCGGATGTCGTCGGCCATCTTGCCCTTCGGCCGCCCCTTGTAAACCTGCGACACGAGGATGAACGACTTGCGCGGAAAACGGTCGAACAGCTCCTTTTTCAATCGGTCGAAACTCCGCACGTCGAGGTACTGCACCGAGTCGATGATAACGAAATTCGCACTCTTGGGCCGCTCCAACCGTGCGACGAGATCGGCCACCGTCAGCCCCGTCACGACCTTGAATTTCCCTGCGACATCCTTCATCCCGAGCCGCTTGATCCGTTTCTTGAACGAGAGGTTTGCACCCTCCTCCAGACTCACGTAATCGACACGCCCATAGTCACAGAGTTTCTTGCCTAACAACATGACGAACGTACTCTTACCGCTGGCCGACTCTCCGTCGATGAACCAGCGCTCGAAGCGGGAGGGGCGGCCGAAGGCGGCCTCCCACTCCCCGTCCAGCGGAAGTTCCGGGATATTCAGATTCTCGATCTCCGAGGGTGAATAGGCCCGCATGACTATACCTCCTCTCCTTTGGTGATCAGCGAATGGACCCGACGCAGGCTGCCGTTGCTCCGACGGGCGATCTGCCGGAAATCCGTGCCCTCCGGAGTGTTCGCCTGGGCGATCATCATGGCCTGGCCGAGCAGGAACTTCCGGCGCTCGTCGCCCTCGGGCGGCGTGATGCTGTTGTACTTGTCGCCGCAGCGGCTCCGGATCTCGGCAAACCCTACCGTCTTGAACTCGATGCCGCGCTCCAGCTTGGCCTTGAAGCCGTCGGCCCCCATCAGATACCACGAGCAGCAACCCTCCGTGCCGTTCCATGCGGCCTTGATCTCCAGGAACGCTTCATACACCAGGTCGCCCGCCTCGTCGAGGATGATCTGCGGATGGTCAAGCGTCCGCAGGTAAAACACAAGGTCGTCGTAGACGTCCGCATAACGGCTGACGGAGTTCAGACCGAACTCGCGGGCGATGAAGCGCACCAGCCGCTGCTTGGTCTTCACCTGCGAGCAGTCCACGTAGACGACGTTCTTGTGCGTTTTGGCGTGGTATTGTGCGGCGACCGTCTTGCCGATGTTCGGAATATCGCAGAACATGCCCGAAAGGCTCTTTGCGCGGCACAGTTCCAGTTGCGAAGTGAGGTATTCGAAAGTCGGCGTCTTGACGATCTTCCACTCCGCGCCGTCGTCGAGGCTCACGCCCAGCCGCCGGGCGATGGACATCCATTTCGCGTCGCTCAGCTTCTGTTCGGTGTTGCCTTTCTTGATCTCGCTGTAAACTGAGGTCGAAATGCCCAGGGCGACGGCGTGTTTGGCGTCCGTGGCGTAATTCTGCCTGTTGCCGGATATGGCCAGCACGATGCGGGTTTTAATGTCGTTCGAAATCATATCTCAACGTGTTTTATTATCGTTCTAAAGCTCATGTTTTGCCAGCGCCGCGTAGTCGATGCCGAAATCGAATCCCTCCGCCTCCTCCGGCGGTGCGGCAGGGGCCGCTTCGACGATCTCCGGCTCCTCATGGGTCGGAACATCACCGGGCAGGAGCCGCACCTTGCAGATCTTCTCCCGAGCCATCATGGCGTCGAACTGCGCGTTGTATTTCGCCTGCTCGGCGTAGGCTTCACGGTCCCGCTCCGTCTGCTCGGCCGTGGCCTCGTTATAGGCTTCGATACGGCGGCAGGTGGCGATATAGGCCCCGTGCTGGTAAATATACACCTCCGGGACATTGCCCTGCTCGTCGGGCAGATAATAGGCCTCGACGGTGTAGTCGTTCGGCGCGAGCCGTCCGATCAACTCCGGCGAGGGCAGCGCATAATCTTCGTAATGGACCCGGCAGTACTTGCTGCGCCGGATCGACGTGCGCACCTCCTCGCCGATGAAGCGGTAGAGCAGCGCCTTGTCCACGGGCGCGAGATCCGGATTCTGGTAGCGGCAGAGCACCTCCCAGCGCGTCAGCCCCGGGTAGAGCTTCTGGTTCGGATGCAATGCGTTATTGTATTCGTGGATGGCCCGGATGTCGTCGGCCACGAGCTGCTCGTAGGTATAGGTCGCCTCCTTGTAGGTGTTGTTGAACTCGTCATAGACCTTTTCCTCTTTCGGGCGGTTGGCTTCCAGGCGGGCGTACCAGCGGCCGATGCCGACCTGCGAGCGCTTCTCCACGCCGTACTTCTTCACCCGGTTGAAGTGCTCGGCCCGTTTCTCCTGCGAGTTACCGGGGTTGCACCACCGCACGAAGGGGAACACCACGCCCGCGCGGATCAGCCCGTCGGCGAAGTTGTTCACGAGGTGGTGTTCGACCTCCACCTCGGCCGGGCAGTTCCAGCCCTGGTGGTCGATCAGCCGGAACATGTTCCGCACGCAGTCGATGAACAGGTCGGCCGTTTTGAGGCGGTTGTAGGCGTAACCAACGACGCAGCCGCTCGCCACGTCGTAGGCATAATAGGCTTTGACACGGTTTCCGTCGGCCATCTTGCGCGGCAGGTCGCGGTCGTCGAGCGAAATCTTCGAGAACGCCCAGACCGGGGCCTTGCGCTTGTGGTGTGGACGGTAGCGGTTGTTGAAGTCCCACGCACTGTCGTGCAGTTTCGACCGTAGGGCGCGGTTCTTCGGGTTGTTCAGGTAATTGGCGACGGTCGTTTCGCTCAAAGCGATCGGCTCGCCCTCTTTGTCCGTGAACTCTTCCGGGTCGAATAGTTCCCCGGTTTCCGGGTCGTACACGTTCAGCTCGCCGCAGACGAACTGATTGTACATCTCGGCCACCGTCGTATTGAAGGGACGCTCCGGCAGGCTGTCCAGCGAAAGGATCAGCCGCTCGATCTTGTAGTTCACCTTACGGGAGTTCTGATTTTGGAACCGACCGGAAATAAGGCAGGCATATCCTTCCCGTTTGAACTGGGCGACCTTCTTGCGAAAACGGAGCATGCTTTCGGGCAGCGTGTGGCCGAACTCCCGTTTGAAATAGGTAATGGTTTCGGCCATTGAGTCCCATCCGATACGGCCGACACGTCGCAGGGCATTGGCCGACGCCATCAGCCGCAGCACCGCCTTGATTACGGAAGCGTTTACCGTGTATTCGTTGATCTTCTCCGCCGGAAGGGCCGAACCGTTATCGAATCGGAAGGCCGAGAAGTAACTCCGCGCCTCGGCATCGGGCGTGTAGTTCGCCCGAAGCCACTCCTGCAACGGCATCGTCGAAATGTCCGGTTTGCGTTCCCGAACGGCCGAACGGTATTTTCCCGGCAGGCTGTCGAAGACGATCAAAGCCTGTCGTCCGTTACCTCCTCTGCGAGCCCGGCTGATTTTGCCCCGCCGAACCATCTGTTTGTAGTTCGACTCCGACATGACCTCCAGAAGCTCCGGCTGCGTAATACAAAGTATGTTGTTGAAATACTCCATTTGTCGTTTTCTGTGCTCCCGTGGCCGGATTCGAACCGACAACCTTCGATACTTGACCGGGTCCGGCCATTTCTCGATGCTCTGTCCATTGAGCTACACGGGAGATTATTCCATGTTATTTTCTTGTCTTAAAAACCGCCATGACCGCAAAGGTGCTGCCTGCGAAGTTCGCCGTGATAACCAGTAGCGGCCATTGCTGTTGTTGTTCCACGTAACCGCAGATAACCATCAGCGAGAAACTCCACCACAGCCCGGCCAGCTTGCACCTCAGGGGCAGGATGATGAATCCACGGCCCAGCAATCGGATCATCCAATATTTCAAGAAACGTCGCATGACTGTCCGATTTATTGGATTGCCGCCCGCACTTTTGCCTCGGCATGTTTGGCCTTCGGCGTATAGGCTGGATGCGGATCGGCGAGTCTGTTGTAAATCAGTTGTAGGGAGTAGAGCATGTTGCCCCAAGTCGAAACGGTGAGATCGTCGAAGCTGGCGACCCTCTGCCCGTCGATGTGGATTGTCGTCCGGTTGCTTCCCAAATGGACGACGACCTCGATCCGGCGGCCGAACCGCTGGCGCATGCAGCCGTTTTCGAAAGTGGTATCCACGTCCGGCAGGTAACCTTTGGGAGCGGTTATTCCCAGATAAATCACGCCGCCACGCTGGAAGGCCGCTTTCCGCAGCATATTGTCGCGCGCGCTGTTTCCTTTGTACTTCAAAGCCCGGTCGAGGGTCGAGCGCGTGATTTTGAAGGTCTTGACCATCTCCATCCGGACTGATGTTGGTAATAAGATTTGTCGTGTCATGATTTATAATTCTATTTGTATCATATCGAGAATATTGCTGGTTACCATGCTATTAACAGCCAAAATTGCACTATTAATGTTGTTTTGTTTCATCCAGCGTTTTGCCAGGTTCGTGGCTGAAATTTTGCTTGATCCGTCAGGGATACAAACATTCAATTCATCATAATTGCTTGTTAGTAGCTGGAACCAATACCGTTTCATATCAATTTTTTTTTCGTAATTTTACCCCCGTGATACATTGTATCAACGCTGCAAATATATACATATTGCGAATATAAACCAAACAAAATGCGAAGTATTTTTAATCAATTCGCATAATATTTTTTGTCTATGGATAGAAAAAGAATGGTGTCATCTCTTGTTGAGTATTACACAAATGGCAATAAATCACAATTTGCCAAAATGTTAGGCATAACTCCGCAGACAATAAATACGTGGATTTCTCGCAATACTTTTAATGCCGAATTGATATATGCAAAATGCGAAGGCGTGTCAGCCAATTGGTTGCTGACAGGTTGCGGTAGTATGATAAATGAACAGGAAAGGGAGGTGAATGCAAGTTTGCAAGTGCAGGAAAAGTTCCCTCTCAAAACCGACAATCTGGTCGATCTCCAGCGCATTCCCCTTTACAATCTGGAGGCGACGGCCGGATTGGTTTCCTTGTTCAACGATGTCGATGCGATTCCGATCAGCTATATATCGTTGCCGGATCTGCCTGCATGCGATGGGGCTGTTTATGTGCGCGGGGATTCGATGTACCCATTACTCAAAAGCGGCGATATTGTCCTTTACAAGCAGGTACACGACATGCAGTACGGGATTTTCTGGGGTGAAATGTACCTTATATCGGCCAATGTCGATGGGGACGAGTTCGTGACGATAAAATACATCCATAAATCCGAACGGGAAAACTGTGTGAAGCTCGTCAGCCATAACCAACACCACGAGCCTAAAGATATTCCAATCTCGATGATCCGTGCCCTCGCATTGGTGAAAGCAAGCGTGCGTTATAATACGATTCGATAGGCCCTCGTGCAGCCCTATTGCACCCCGCAAAGAGGGTGCGCACACGCTCAAAGTAGGATAAAATAGACTAACTGAATAAATATCAATCGATTAAATAAAAATCAATCCCCAAATTATAGGGCAGTTTCCTGCCTTCTATTCGCCGATTTTCGGGGTTTAGCGCCGATTTTCGGGCGGTTTCCTATGTTTTGGAGGGGGTCAAAAACCGGGTTTTGTAACCCCAACTTTCCCAAAATGTAACCCCAACTTGTAACCCCTGATGTAACCCCAACTGAAAAATTGCCGATTTCCCGCATTGCAGGTATTACACAAGGAAAGGAGGGACGACGCCCCGTTTTAACGTCGTTCAACCGCTATTGAAATAGCCTTTGTAGAGCCAGAAAATGCCGTCAGACATACACGAGGCCGCGAATACAACGAAAGAGGGCGGAATCGCCTGATTCTGCCCTCTGAAATTATACCGACATTATAGCGGTTGCCGGATTTGGTCCGGTTTATTATACCGAAATTATATCAAATTATACGTTTCGTTTTGTGTGGCGCGTCCGGGGTTTGTCGCGTATCTCTTTGTCGTACAATGTACTACCGCTGTTCTCTGCCGATGCTTCTATATACGTTTCGTTCTCCCCCTCATATATTGGTCGTATTTTCGTCCGCCTTTCTTCAAGACAGGCATTTTTAGGCCCATGTCGGTTCATAAATACGGTTGGCGACCGGGAGGATCAGTTCCGAATTTGGATCCCAACAAGGATTCCGAGACATCACTTTTTATTTTTATGGACGTCGGCTGGACAGGATCTGCACGATATTTGCAATATCATACAGGATATCGAAAGAAATACGGAAAAGATCTAAAATTTTATTATTTTTGTCGAAAGAGCGTTGAGTTCGGCCGTATTTACTTGTTTTTGCCAGGCTTTGATCGGTTTCGGTGCAAGCCGATTTGTTGAAGGGCTATCCCGAACGAGGGATTTGCTTTCGGCGGAATGAATTTTTTGCACGCGGTCTGTGTAATCTTGTAAAGGGAATTGCGGAACGGGAACTTCGATATTTATTTTTATTGCGCTTTGAAGGCGAACCGCTTGTGTAAATAATAGAAAATTATGGAATACGCGAATCATTTGAAAGAATATGCGTCGGCTATGAGCGAGGCGCAGGTGGCCGAGGAAGTGGATCGTATCCGCAAAGCTGCGGTACGAAACCATACTCCGGAAGTTTACAAACTCTGTTATTCGGCGGTGGATTTAACTACGCTGTCGTGTACGGACTCCGTGGAGTCGGTTACGGAATTTGCCGGCAAAGCCG